AGGAAGAGGAAGAGGAAGAGGAAGTTCAGAAAGAGGAATCTTCGAATGTTGGATACATCGAGGATACCGGACTGGATTCGTACGGAGCTGTGTTTGAGAAGGGCGACATGGGCACTTTTGTGGCGCATTCGACCGTGGCGGATGACAGTTGGCTCAGCGGTTCGCCCGTCGTAGATGAAATCATCTAGGTGTATCTCAATATGACAGGTTGCATCGTTTTGCCCATGAAAAATCCTAGAAGGAAGACCGCGAACGCGATTATCCAGGTGCTCTTAGGGATGTTTTTGAAGGGGTCGACAGAGTCTTTCTCCTCCTGGTAATACGGCATTTCGTTCGGGGGTTGATAATAATACTGCTGAGGGGGTTGGTCCGATGGGGGTTCAACTTCCTCCTCCTGAACAAGTGGGTCGATTTCAGGATTATAATTAATTGGATTACCAAGATCACTCTCCATTACTAACTTATTTTTCTATTTTTTTAAGCATCATCTGACTCACTTTCTTCACTCGCGTCGTCGATGAAATCCTTGAGGTTTCCGTCTTCATCAACTTCGTCGTCATCTTCGTCATCTTCGCTATCATCGTCGGAGGAGGAACGATACTCGTCGTCGGTGGCGATGTCGGATTCGCAGTCGGTGTCGGTGTCGTCGTGATCTTCGGTGCAGTAGTCATCGTCGAGGACCGTTTCGGCCGGGATGAAGACCTTGGGATTCTTAACAATTCTACCGGAACGTGTTCTCGTGCTCATTATTATAGTACAGACGTGATTATTGTTTAAGTAGGTTGATAATGTTGGGGGTAAGGGTGTGGACCCTTGGGTTTGATTTCTTACATACCGGGCACATCTGTTTAATTTTCCCTTTGGAAACCGCGTAGGTCATCAAATTATCGTGCCTGGATCCGATTGTCTCACAGAATTTCGAGGTGGTCGTGAAGGTCAGTGTATTCCCCTTCTGACGCTTTATGTCTATTATTTTCATGTTCGCGTCCACCGGCATGAACTTATTCATAAAGCGTTCGAAACACGGCTTTACGTCCGGTAACGCTTTTTTTTCAAATTTTTTAATCTCCTTGCACTGATTCAGCTCCTCTTTGTTGGGATAGAGCAGTTGCGTAACGTCACCCGGCAACTCGTGTCGGCGACCGCAGAAATCCTTACAAAAACCATCCCTGCGCCCGTCCAGTGTCGGACAGGTACAGAAGCATTTCTGTAGGATCTGCTTTCCACTCACGAGGAACCACACGTGGTTTGAATGATGTTTCCTCTCCGTGTTCTCGCACCATCGCGACGTGGTCGATACCAGGTACGTGTTTTTACTTTTAAACATTTTTGTGATGTACGCTTCATCCTGTCCGGTCATGTTCTTGCGTATGAAGTTCTCGAGTGAGTTTTTCAGGGCCACGTCGTACACCTCGTCTTTCATCTGATCGACGGTGAACGAACCCTCCTTTCGCTTTGGTTTCGTGACGTCCAGGGCTATGGTCTCTGTGACATCCGTCCTGACGGCGGTCGACGCGAGCATTAAAGGGTCGGGATCGGGTGAGATTCGCACCAGCGACGATAACGGCCACGTGTATTTAAAAAAGGGGAGGTACATCCCCTCGACCACACCTTTGCTCATCTTATGCGACCAGGGCATGCGAAAGCCGCTGCCCTTGGTTTTTCGTGCCGGGTCGCCGTAGACGCTCGAGTCTATGATGGTTTCCCACGCCGTGTCTCTGTTGTGACTGAAGAGGTCTGAGATGATGAACTCCCTGAGAGACACCGCGATGTCTTGATTCACCACCATCCCCGGCCAGTTCAAGTGCACGCCGGTCTTGATCTTTTCGCCCGATTGTTTAGGCTCCGCGACCGAGATGATGCACACCTTACCCCCGAATTTCTTCACACACCTACAAATTACGGTGGATATCTCGCCAATCTCGTCAAAGCCGAGACCGGTGTCGGCTTTATAATCGACATCAACAAAGAAGTTATAGGTGGGTGTCTTCTGTTCCACGACAAACACCTTCTCACCATCGTTCACAGCCTTGATGTAATTATCGTAAAATTCTACCAATCTAGCACACGGTACGGACAGGCATCCGCCGTCGAGGAACACGTGTGATGGATTAGGGCTTTTTTTCAGAAAACCGTTAGAAGTGCACCAGATTTTGAACGAAGACATGTTTACTTACTCGTATCAACGATTATCTCCTCTAAACCAGTTCGAACAAGAGACGTCCTGATATTCCTTCGATTGACTCAGTTCCTTCTTAAAGACGAGGAGTTCGTACACGGTCATTTTCTCATTTTCTTTGATCCAGTCATCGACTTCACTTTCACAAAATCCTCTGTTCTTTTCTAAGAGTTCCGAAATCTGTCGTAAAATGAAAGCTTTTGACTTCATCTCTATTTTATACTGAATTTTTTTCTATCCTGTGATTGCACACACTGGTAAAACGAGGGGTTCTTGATAACGTTGTCGATGATGAGCTTCCACCGCTTCCTGGCGTTGAACTCCGGGAGCGTGTCCCACGACATGTAATCGTTTTCATCGTGCGTTTTCCTGATTGGCTGATTATGGAGTTTTTTCAACACGTATTTAGCCTTTTCTTCGTAAAACCTGCGCACCTGGTTGTGTTGTTCTGCTCGACTGAAATCTACATAAAACACAAATACGTTATATTCGAGGTCCACGGTGGGACTCTCTTTAACGATGAAGTTGAAATCTGTATACTCACCGTTTTTGAGAGAGATGACACCACGGGTCTCTTCTTCAAGCTCTCGGAGTGCACAACGAATCGGGTTCGAGATTTCTCTGCGTCTACAACCCCCCGTCACGAATATCCAATCCTTAAATCTGAAGTCACGCACGGTCAGAAACCGTGGTTGGTCTCCCTCAAATGATACTAGAACTGCGATTGCTTTGTGTTTTTTCATAGCGCATTAGCGTTTCTACTATTAGTCGACAAGTTATTCCTCGGATTTCTCGGCGTCTAAAACCTGCTCTTCGACTGTGTCTTCTTTCGCCGTGTCGATGCTGATCTTCGTGGGCTGGGACAGGTGGCGCGCGACATGACTGCTGAAGGTTTTCAACTCGTCGACGTCCTCCTTGTACTTCTTCATCTCACGGAAAAGAAAGATGACCGCGGCGATGCAGACCACGGCGGCGATGCTTGTAAGGACCTCACGATCAATTGGAATCATTATAATATGAGTGCGATGTTTCTTTTTAAGTAATTACACCCATCGAGACACCGTCGTCTTTGGGACACTGGTACGGGCTCGTGGCGAACTGCACGGCTTGGAAATGCGTGGACTGGCAACTTTTTTCGGTCGGAGGCGTCGCGGGCTGTCCGATGAATCTTTCGATAGTCTGTGCTCTGGGGTTGTATGTCAGCACAAAGACGATCGCTAAGAGGAATATAATCTTCCACATACCATTTAGTTAGAATATAATAAACCGCACATGCCGTTCTCTACACGTAACACGTTGTAGTTAACAGCGTATATGGAGTCGTCAAAGTCTTGCGCCGTAGACTGGATGCGGGCTGAATCAAGTCGGCTGAAGTTTAAGGTGCCGGTCGGTTGTAACTTGGCGGCGTCCAGGCAGAAAGGCACGAAGAAAAGCTTCGAACCCCTGACACTGGAGTTGGACGTGTGGTAATAGAGAGGTACCGAAGAAAAGTTAGGATCGGCGAACTTGTAGTCCGCGATGTCGGTGCCGTTGATCTGGAGTTTGAGTTTGTTTGCGGGGTCGAGGATGCCGAGGTTGCTGCCACCTGCGGCGAGGTACTTGATCGGGTGGTTGAAATTCAGTTCCTGAATCTTCGAACCAGATCCGACCGACTTTTGCACCTGAGTGAAGAGCATGTTTTGAGCGCCACCGCTGGCGAAAACCTCGCGCTCCTCGGTGTCGAGGTACGCGTAGTTGGCGTACACGTTCCAGCCGTACGTATTGGCGGCGGTCCCCCACGTGATCCTAATTTCAACGTCGTGGTAAGATAAACTGACAAGCGGTAAGGCTGACTGCCAATTCTCACAGAAAGCAAACCGGAGAGGGTAGAATTTCTCGTCGGTACCGCCGCCGTAGAGGTCTCCGATGACAGACTTGGACTGCGACGTCGCGGAGAGGGTAGGCGCGATGAGGGTGGAGTACGTGGAGTCCTGGGTGTCTATAACTTGACCCCCGCAAAGAAGCTCGACCTTGGAGATGAGATTGGTCCAGTCAGTGATGGCGGCGGTGTCAGCCTCGGCGACGCGGTGCGGTGCGAGGTAGACGTAGTTGAGGAGGTCACCCTTGCGCTCGAAGCGCACAGTTGACATGCCGTTGTTGTTGACGTTGCCCTGGATCACCTGACGTTCGACCGTCTGACTGAAGTTGGTATACCGTTTATAAGTTGAGCGAAAGAAACTAACTTCGGGGGATCCTACGAGATGCGCATCCTGGGCGCCCACGGCGACGAGTTGGGCAATACCGCCGGACATTTTGTATTATATATATACTGAGAGTTTATTTTTTAAGCCTGCTCGAGTTGCTCGATTCTTTTCGTCAATGAAAAAACAACATTCTGGAGGAGGGTGACCTGCGACGCGATACCCGCGAGGTGGTCGAGGTCGACGCTCACGGTGGACCCCCCGCTCGGGTTGACCGTAGGTTTTTCGGGCCAGACTGGATTCTCCGGGTCTTCGGTGAGCGAAGGGAGGTCGCGGAGCGCCTGGCGGTACCGCGTCCACTCGTCCCTGAGTTGGTCGGGGATATGGTAATCCGTGGAGAAAATCCAATCCACCTCGGCGAGGCGCCCGTCGCGTTCTTGGCGGAGTTCCTTAAACGAATACTCTCGTATAATTTCTTGGAACTTCGCTTCAAACGCTTCTTTCGTTGGTTTTATATAACCGTCTGGTATTATGATAGATTCCCATGTTTCTTCCCATTTCATTTCGGGGGGAGAAACGCCTAATCGAACCATCGTTTCGTAAACAACGTTAACGATAAACCCGATTGGTGGATCGCGTATCATCTTATCCTAATAAATACCCAGAAAAATATCCAAGATTATCGCCGTAATATAAGTCACACGCAGATTGAGCAACGGGTACTCCCATCTGAACATAATCACCTACATTCATAAATCTCATAAACGTTATGGTGACCGTGTGGTGTTCGCTCGTTGTATTTCCCCTGTTATACGATATACCTCGCGGACCAACATTTGAACCGTTAACGTAAAACGAAGCTTCTAAAATTCCGTTTCCGGATTGGTATCTATACACCCCAACTCCGATAAGCATATAAAGCCCTGAAACGGGTATGTAATACCTACCATTACTTAAATCAAACGTACCCGCTGTATCTATCCGTTTACTGTCCCAATTTGTTATTACACCGGTCACAGCGAGCCGACTCTGGCCACCGTGGCCTATTGCCTCTACATTATTACCTGTTCCATCTCTCCACACGTAAAATGCCGGTCTCTGTTGATTTGTGATCACGCCATCAACGTTCAAGTTCCCCCTCACATCCAACTGAGCTCCAGGGACTTTCCCGATGCCGACGGCCGTGTCGCTGATGACCATGGACCGCCCGGTTCGGCCGAGACGGTACAACTTTTGGACCTCCGAGGGTTCTAGGGCCGTTTGCCAGTATAACTTAAAGTTGGAGATAAGACCATTAACGATACCTTCACCGTTCGCGTTAGTTCTTCCAATTCTCAGTGTCATATTTGCTACACCCGACCATGATGTAGTCGCCAAAGTTTTGATTAACACACCATCTAAATACATCTTGCGATTCGCACCGTCATATGTTAACACAATGTGATGCCATTGAAAGTAAAGATTCGTGAGTGTATCACTATACATATGTCCACTACCGTTTGAAAATGAGAGTTGATCTTGACCTGCTCGAATGTATAAACTAATATCAGAAGTCCCTGACCGCGGGTTTTCACCGCATTCAAATATACATCTCCAATTTGAGGTCTGTCCCGACGTGATTTTAAACCATAAGGATACACTGTGATATTGATTACCCGTTT